TTGTTAGGAATTAAAATTTCGTAGTCATTTGAGGTCAAAGCACGGTTTTGAGTGCTATAAATCTGCGGTGCAAACTTCTTAACAGAGTCAACACTCTCAATTTCGTCTCCACCAGTAGAGGGTATATTGGCAGTTACGATAGAAATACCACTAGTTATGGTGTTTTCGACTGCATTTCGAGTATAAGTGCATTTTCCAGCAAAACTTAGGTTACTGATACCATTTGCATCTGATCCGTTTGTCAAAATATACGAAACTTCAACGATATTTCCATCTGAAAGCTCTTTTCCAAAGATTCCATCACCAAAAATCAACTCATATTGCTCATCTTCTATCTCTTGTATATAATAAATGAGTGAATCTTTGGTTATTGAACTTCCTGTGACCGCATCAAACAGACTATCTTGTCTTGTATAACTCGAAAGTAGTGAAGAAGTTGCAGATGGTCTCACATAGACCTCTAAAGTGCTTAAATCTATCCCTGCATTGGATAAAATGAACCTTTGATTGATATTATTTGTAGAATATGGGAATTTTTGATCAACTACAGTGCCTTCTTTAATGTCTAGGTCTAAAAATGACGCAACTCCATCAATTACAGGTTTTGTAACGTCTTTTGTAACACCAAAAGTAAAAGATTGACCTCCAAATGCATTAGAAGCAGCAACTGGGCCTTTTTTTAAGGTAATTGTTGTTGGTGGAGGTGTAATTCCTGGTTCTACAGTGAAATTTACTGTTGCAGTTGACGCTTTTTTTGATCTTGGCACATATCCGATGTTTCTAGCAAGTGCAACAACGTTTTCTCTAAGGGTTGCACTGTCAATAAAGACCTCATTTGAGATCATATTGGCATTATATGAAGTAATGTAGGTATTATATGCTAAAACGTCTAAAATTGTTGACAAATTCGATCCCTCGAAGTCATAATCCGTAAAATTCGAGTTGGATTGTAAATATTGTTTAAGTGTGTCTTTAATCTGGTCAAAATCCAGACTAGTAAAGTTTAAAAGTGACATTTATCGTGATGGAAGCAAGGCAAACTCTAATTGTGAAGGAGGTATATCAACACCAATGATTCTATATGTAATTAATACGTCAAATTGATTCTCGTCAAAGTTAGGATCGACTTCTACATCAATTAATTCAACTCTAGGTTCATAATTTGATAAAGAAGACCTAATTTCATCTTGAATTGATACTGCAGTGATATCATCAACATTTTCAAATAATATTTCACTTACACTAGACCCAAAATCAGGATCAAACAACTTTTCACCAGGTGTAGTCGATACAATATTACGCACAGCTCTTGCTATTGCGTTTTCATTCTTCAAAGTAATCAAATCACCACTCAAAGGGTTAAATTTGAATGACATACTGATATCTTTGAAACTTTTACTAACTCTTTGAGCTGGCATTAGAAGTTTATAGTACTATATTTTATTTATCAGGGTTTTCTAACGATATTCCGAGATAACTTCGTAACTTTCGATCTCATAATCTAAACCGTCTTCATCTTCTTCACGAAGACGCTCAAATAAGTCACTAGAACTCGTCTTATCACTCTTTTTAGGAGTTAAAGAGTCGTTTGCGATCTCTCGTAGCATTTTTTCTGACATGGGAACCTCCAAGTAGACACAAAAAAAGTGCCTAAACGAACATTTGTTCTATTTAGACACTATATCTGTTAGTTTTTAGCCTAAACCATCAATTGCAGTATTTCCTGTTCCAATATTAGGGTCTGCTTCGACATTTATATCAAAATCAGACCTTTCTTTTGCTGTTTTCCAGAAATAATTCTCTTCTGAACCCAATCCATCACGATCATGACCATTTTCAACCTGATAGTAAACTGTTGATACCTTAAAGTCAGGATTCTTAGGAACTTCGGGTGTAATGCTATTATCATAGATACGCATTCGGTTATTTGGATACAATGCAAACTGCCCATTATCTAATTCAATTAGATTATGAGACTTATGCTCTGCTGGCTGCTCACTCGTTGAGTAATCTATTGCATCTACGTCTTGGTGATAGTTATCTAATGTGCAAATATAGGTTCCTGTCTGCGTTCCAAAGTCTCTTGTATACACTTCATAGTGCATTGACCCTATAAACTGCTTTTGAACTGCTACAACCCCATAATCCATACAATTCCAGAATTGTAAGTTATGAAGAGTCATATCTGGGTCTGGTATCTCAGGTTCCGAGAGAAACGCGGATATTGGCAACTTATCAAACATTGCAGCATACTCAGGTAAGTATGTTTCAAAGTAAAAAGCACGGCCAGGTATTGACTTAGCAGATACCCAAACTCCCTTGACAAATTCACCATGACCACTCTTATGGTCTGTTAAGTATTCCTTTCGCACCCATACTTCATAGGATGGAAGGTTCGTAATAAGACAAGACATTTAATCATACTCCAGTAAATCAGGGCAAAGTAAAGAACTACGAAGGTCTTTTGCCTGTGGGTTATGTTCACATAATTTATTCATCCACATCCTTTCTTCTATCGTAACGGTATCTTCAGATATGATCCGACAACATATGTCGGTAAGTCTAACACGATATTTGGTGCTTAACATTACTTTCCTTGACCTCGGTAACGCTTCTTCGGTGCATTACGAGAAGTCGCGGAATATTTGGTATTTTTAGATGATCCTTGTTTTGTTTTCTTTGGAACAGAGACATATACCTCTCTACCCCATGAACCTGTTGTTGATCTAACTGCCATATTTAACCATGTGGATTGTAATAAGTAACTATTACTAATATAATGAATAATATTAGTAGAATCGAGAAGAACGCGATGACCATTAGATTACCCTTGTCTTCTCATGACCTACACGAATGCGAGGATCTGCCCATATCTCATATCCTGCCTCTTGAGCATCTAGACAGAAAGATACGTCTTCTCCACACATATCTTGAACATCACCTGACTCAAAGACTTGCATCTTAGGAGCAAACCAAGGATACTCCAGTTTCTCGAAGACACCATGTTTAATAAGCACCCAACCAAAACCAGTGTAATCGCAGGTAAAAGGTTTCTTTCTCTTACTCATAGTTTCCACAGTCTCGTGATTCATAACTCCACCATTCTTACGGAAGTCATCTTCTTCGAGCCAATGAGCAATACTGGTAGTAGAACCATCTTCAGTTGCATACCATCCTGCAGTTATCTCTTTCTCTTTACCATCAGCAGGAAGTGCTAGATCACATAATTGCCAGAACTTATTAGTATCAAAGACAATATCAGAGTCTATCCATAACTGGTAGTCATACTTGAGTTTACCATCCCAAGGTATTTGCTTAGGCCCTCTTAATACGTTTGCACCTAATACTTTACATCTTGCAAAGTTTACCATAGAAGAGTAATCTTGTGATATCTGTATACTCATTCCATTCTGCACCATGTCGAAACATAGTTGCACGAAGTTCTTAAGGAAGATATAAGAAGTGCCTCTGCCTGGTAAGCAGAAGACAATTGCCTTTCCTTTCATTCGTGCCTTTATTGCATCAATATCCCACTCAGGTGCTTTGGTCTTTGGTGCAACTGTTTTTACTTTAAATCCTTTTGCCATTAAGATAAGTTCACTACACTATTATTTTACACCCTTATCTATACAATGTCAATATGAGTCATCTCCCATTGGTTCGGTATATATCACTTTACCTGGCCCACCATAACCTACTTTACCTTGTAGTTTAATATATGAAAGGTCACTCTCAGTATAATCTGTCTTGAGTATGCCTACCATTACTTTAAGCATCTCCCATGTATCTTCAAACTCTTCTTCATTTAAACAGTTATATATGCAATTATCTTTTGCGTATATGTGGTAAATTGTATCTCGTAGGTCTTGCATCTCCCTCAACTGATCTTAAAGATATTTATAACTTCCCGAAGAACCATAGCAAAGCTATGTATAAAAAAAAGTAATTAGACCAATTTTGGCCACGGGAAATTTTTTTATATAGAGATATAGCTAGGTCGAATTGTCACCTCTGTAGGTTAGGGTAGTTAGGGTTTTTTATATCACGCAAAATATAAACAAATACGGCAACCGCTTAAACAACTGCCGTATAAGTGTTTTTGCTTAGTGCCCGAATGCTTCGCTTATCTTATCGTCTATAGAATTGCATCTTGCTAGAATTGGGTCAGTCTCTCCTTCTGCATAGTCTCTATAATCTGCAAGTGCTGAAGAGATAATCTC